TCCGGTGTCTGCAAAAATAGCCGCCCGCCCTCGGCGCAATGCCCAGGTAACGAGCGCCTCTTGGTGAGGAAACATGTCGGCATGAACATGCCGCGTATCGATCAAGCCGGTTGGCAGTGTCAACGCCAATTTGCGCTCGATCAACTCTGCATAGTCCAACATAGATTTCCCATGGGGTGATTAACCTTGCATTACGCGCCTTCGGTTTCGGTGTCAAGCGCAAGTCGCGCCCATCTTGCACGTTGCCCGGCACTGCGGTTGCGGAATTCAAGACGCCGCTTGGCGACAATAATCTTGGGATGTTTGCAACCCTTGTCTGAGGCACACCAAATGTACAGTGTGTCGTAGAAACTCTGCACAACACAATTCTTCGCCGGCCTTCTCTTATCGCAACAGAGGCACCAAAGCAGTCGATTTGCCGACCACTGAACAGTGAACGGTTGGAGACCATTGTTGTCTGTCCAATTAGTCGCAGGCTGTATCTTGGCGGTGTAAATGTGTACTAGCGACACCATCATCCTTTCACGGTGCGACACACTGCCACACCACAGCCACGACAATCGCCACCAGGATCACCCACAGCGCGCGCCGGCTCGTGTGCGTTGGCTTGCGCCGGCGCGATAGGCGAGCGGCTATGGCGCGGATTTCTGCATCGGTTTGATGCATGTGCGCGTTATGCTCGTTGGGCTTCATGTTGCCCTCACAAACTTGCGCACGATGTAGCGCAGACCCTTGTTCCGCTGAACGCCGCTCCGTGTAATTCCCGTGGTGTAGCGATTCGCCGCGGCACGGGTCTTGCACTATTCAAGCACCACGGCACAGCCATTCCGGTTGACCATGATGACGAGCCAATAGTGCGTTGGGATTTGCGGTCGCTTCATTCCGCCTTCGTTGTCAGGCCACGCCATGATTTATCCTGATGAGAAACTGTACCGAGGAATTCGCTTCTTCCGTATTCGATCGCGCCTTGTATGGACGCACTCAGAAATCCCCACGTCATCCCGTCCCAATGCGCATACAAACTATGAGCCGAAGTGATTCGCAACATGTAAACGCCGATGTGCACTGGCTTGAGAGTGGTTCGCGCCATGTAAACGCCGATGTGCACTGGCTTGATATTCATCGAGAACCAGGTTAGTTTTGGTCTGCTCATTCGAACCTCAACTTCTCGAACTTGGCAAGCTGCTTGCGTAGCGATGCCAGTTTCCGGATTCGAGCGGCATTCGCTGCGACGACAGCGGCCTCGCGAGTAAGGAAAACCTCATCACCAACATCGAGACGATAGGACCATCGCCCGCGCTCGACCGTACGAATGCGCTTGTCGCCTTCGCGATAGTCCTCGTCCGTATTTTGTTCTCTGATGCCTTTGGTCAAGGCGTATTTGGTGATCCAGACTTTCACGTTGGCCTCTTGCGGTTAAGAATTTGATACACGCGCTCCGCTCTTAATAGCTCTGAAAACGAGATGGTGCGCTCTGTGATTCAGAGCGCGCTTGCCGTTAATGCACTCCATGCAAAAGAGTGCAGAGAAATGCCTTAAGTTGTCAATTTTTTCGCACGAACGACAGACGATCATGCTAATTCCCGAAAGAAATCAGCAGCCTTGATTTTGCCGCCGGTCGCAGTCTCAATCGTTTTCCAGTGCTCGACACGGACACCATTCTTGCGCCAGTGCTGGATCAACTGGCGCGAAACTCCGCACAGCCGCGCCAACGAATTGACGCCGCCCACCGCTTCAATGGCTCTGTCGATCGCTCGCATTTGCATCGTGTGGCATACACTAATGCAAATTTCGCTTGCATGCAAACGTTTTTTATGGCACGCTCTGTCCCTCGAGCAACACATCGGGACAATCATGACTACCGACCAAGCCTACGTCAACGCACTCGCCACCGAGTTTCAGCTTCGCGCGCTGCTGGACGCGATCCGCAGGCAGTGGAGGATGGTATGAGCGTCTCATTGGCCGCTGACCCGCTAGATAGATTCACGCCATGGTTTGATGAGGACTCAGTTGGAAGAAACGAGCGCGTTATCTCCCTACTACTGATGCACGCAATGGAGACAACATGACTAACATCCTGAAAATGATCGCCGACGATCCGAACCTCGATCCAGCGTTCGCCGCAGCGCTCGAACCTGAGCGCGTGTCCTGCCTGCCGGTAACCATTACACATGGCCGCCTGCCGCTATCCGGCTGCGGCACCATAACCTACAGCGGCAAGGATCGGGATGCGGTCGAGGCTAAGGCCAAGACCGGGCAAGACCATATCGACTACATGCGCTCGCCGTCCCTATCGATGCCGTGCCGGCAGCCGGATGGAACATGGTTCGTCGTGTTGACATTTTTCGGAACGGACTGAGCCATGAGCATGTCCTATTATTACTTGCGTGCTCCATTCACGTCGGTGCGTCTGGAACACATCGGCGAGCACGACAAAGTAACGCTTTGGGAGAATGGCGCCAATGCTGGAACGCTCACTTTGAGTAAAGGAGTCGGGCGGAAATTCCTCTACATGATGACTGATCATGTTGATGATTCGCAAGCTCCTATGCGAATTTATTGGGGCGACAGCGACAAAGGATGTGTCGTCACCGAAAATGTGCGTGGACTCGATCCAGATCTGATGCTCATCAGCGAATACGGCGAGCCTCTACGCGTCAGCGAGATTCGCGACCGCGCCGGCCATGTGCGCAAGGACAAGATGCCGGGGGAATTGTTCGGATACGATGAGGCGAAGCCATGAGCGTTGACTACAGAGATTTGCCATTGCACATGCAAGATGCCGCACGAGAATACGTTGAGCACGGGCAACCGCCTGGTGGCTTCTTCCGCTATGTTCTCGAAAATAGACTAGCCGAGGCTTGTAGACATGCCGATAACACTAACATCCATTACATGCGCGAGTGGGCCAACTGGCTATACGGAGAATGCCCAATACCAGCATGGGGATCGCCGGCAGAGGTTGACGAATGGATTAACAAACACGCAGCCAAGCGCGCAGAGGGAAAGCCATGAGATTTATCGATGACGGTGGGTCGGCTTTCCCTCAGCCGGGATGGATAGATAGTGACGGTAGTCATCACTTCCCAGCCGATGGATACGGAATGGGCGGGATGACTTTGCGCGACTACTTTGCCGCGGCAGCACTAGCGCATCCGTCTACGCACGACCAACCGGCATATGACACGCCAACGGATCACGCAGCAGCATGGGCCTACTCGGTTGCCGATGCGATGCTCGCCGAGCGATCTAAGCCATGATCCCGCGCGCTCCTGCCGCCATCATCGCCGCTGGCATTGGCCTGTTGGGCTGGGCATGGGGTCGCTGGGTGAACGAAAGCGATGCGAAGGTCGAGCGCGACATCGTGCGGATGCAGGCGCATACGATCTGCGATGGCCCCGCATGGATCGACGCCGACGACGACCGACACGTGCTGTGTGCCACTGGATCGATGCGACTACTCCGAAGGAGAAACGATGACAATCTATGTGGTGATGATTCGAGATAGACACACAGACACAGAGGCGCACCTGTTCTCCACATCTGAGAAGGCGATTTCATTTGCCCAAAGCTACTTAGTAGGTTGCGGTGATTCGGCGCAGTACGTTGATCCAAAAGACGCCACGATGAGTTCGAAAGAGTTGGAGTCTGCTGGTTGGTTGTTCTACACCTGCTACTCAGCAGAGGGCGATTGCGTTTGGATGTTGCCGAAAGAAGTAGACAACAGCACGGTGAAATAATGAACCGCAGAACCCGCAACTTTTGGCTCGCTATCGCCCGCTTCTTTGACCGCCATGCGGCGTGTGTCAGGCGCATGATGCGAGCGGGAACGCCCAAACGCGGCCCACGCATTCCGAAGGTGACGCCATGACCGACACAACAGCCCCGGCAATCGTACAAGCGTCAGACACCGCATCGCTGATGCGGATCATTGAGCGAGCGACGACCGATCCTGCCTTCGATGTCGCCAAGTTGCAGGCGTTGCTTGACGTGCGCGACCGCTGGCTCGCCGGCGAAGCGAAAAGGGCTTATGACACCGCATTCGCCGCCTTCAAGGCCGAGGCAGTGCGGATTGTCAGGAACACAAATATCACGGATGGGCCGCTACGCGGAAAACAATACGCAAATCTGTTTGCCTGCGTTGATGCTCTCACGCCAGCGCTATCCAGAAACGGCCTTAGTTCCAGTTGGTCAATCGTCAAGGACGAAAAGGAATGGATTGAAACTGCATGCATTCTGAAACACGTCAGCGGTCATTCCGAGATTAGCAAAATGGGCGGACCACCAGATACCGGCGTGGCAAAGAACGCGATTCAAGCGCGTGCAAGCTCGTTGAGCTATCTTGAGCGCTACACATTTCTGGCCGTAACAGGCATGGCCACTGCCGATCAGGACGATGATGGCGGAGGGGGCGGTGACGGTGACCCGCCACCCGCCGATCCTTGGACAGATGAGCTTCGCGCTGCCGGCAAATCGGCAGCAGGCAATGGAGTCAAGGCCTATCGAGGCTGGTGGCGAACGCTGACTGAAGAATTTCGCCTCGCCGCGGCGCCGACAAAACAGCATGGCGACTTCAAGACCGTCGCCAACGATGCAGATACCATGAAAAAGGCCGCAGCATGACTCAAGACGCGGCCGGCGGCCCCAATCCAAGCAATCCGCTGCAAGGAACCGCCGATTGGATACGCGAACGGATCGGCTGCTTGACCGCATCACGCATGGCGGATGCGATGGACTTCCTGAAAAACGGCAATTCAAGTGCGGCGCGAACGAAACTGATGCGCGGGTTACTCGCAGAGAGGCTTGTCAATGCAGCGATGGATCACTACGTCACGCCCGCAATGGAGTGGGGCCTCGCACACGAGGCCGGCGCACGCGATCGCTACGAGGCGATTAGTGGAAACCTCGTGCAGCTTGTCGGATTCGTCCCGCATCGAAGCATAGAATGGTTTGGCGCCAGCCCAGACGGGTTCATCGACGACGATGGATTGGTAGAGATCAAGTGCCCAACTACGCCGGCGTACATCGCTTGGCGGACCGCAAGCGTAGTGCCAGAGGAATACAAACCACAAATGCTTGCCCAACTTTCCTGCACGCGACGTAAGTTCTGCGACTTCGTTGCATTCGATCCAAGGGTCAAGGAAAGGCGCTTGCAGTTGTTTGTCCGCCGCTTCACGCCGGTTGAAGCCGAGATCGCCGAAGTCGAAATACGGGCGATTCAGTTCTTGCGGGAACTGGATTCCATGTTCGACGCATTCCACGCGAAGGAAGCGCATGACTGAAATTGTCGAGTATTCCAAGACCGAGGCCGCGCTGACTGAACTTGCGAGCACATACAAAGGCGTGATCTATGAAGTTGCAAAACCTGATGGCATGAAAGCCGCGATACTCGCGCGGGCCGACATCCGCGGTTACCGAGTGGCGCTGGAAAAAATGCGAGTGCAAATCAAAGAGCCTGCATTGCGTCGCACTCAGTTGATCGATTCCGAGGCGCGACGCATCACTGCCGTATTGACCGCACTTGAAACGCCGATCGACGATCAGATCAAGGCAGAAGAGCGCCGCAAAGAAGAGGAAAAAACGGCGGTAGTGCGAGCCGAACAAGCGCGTATTGCGGCTGAAGAAGCTGCCCGCAAAAAGATCGAAGAAGAAAAACTCGCAGCCGAACGTGCTGAGATCGCGCGCCAACGTGCGGAACTTGAAAAGGCCGAGCAAGCCCGCATCGCCGCCGAGACGGCCACACGGATGGTAATTGAAGAAGAGCAGCGCGCGTCCCGCATGAAGATTGAGCGGGAACAGCGTGAGGCGCGTGCTGCGATTGAGACACAAGAACGCGAAGCGAAGCGCATACGCGAAGCCGAAGAACTCAAGCTAAAGGCAGAACGAGATCAGCTGGAAGCAGAGCGGCGCAAGGTCGAGGATGCGGCCCGAAAAGCGCGCGAAGCAGAAGAAGCGGCGGACAGAGAAGTTGAACGCAAGAAAAATGAAGTTCTCGATGCCATGGAAATGCTCAGGATATTTCAAGCGCGATTTAGGCATCTACCACGGTTTGCCGAGATCGTGCGCGTTATCGACTTACATCTGATTAGGGAGGCAGCATGACCCGCAAATACCAGAAGCGCAGCACAATGACCCGCGACGAGGCTTTGGCCGTCGCCGAGAAGTACGCCGGCAAATCGATTACGGAAGCGGCGTTCGATGCTGCTAGTCAGCCACCGCAAGGGGAGGCATTGATCGGCGCAAAGCAACCGATGACGATTACAAGTCGCGTCGTCGAGGCCGAGAATCGCTTGGCGAGTACGCTCCAATGGCTCGACGAGATCGATGCCGAATTGAGAAAGATCAGCGCGCGGATCGGACTCTAAACCAACCAACACGAAAGGATTACCAATGAAAGCCACGAAACCAACGGCACCGACAATACAACGCCAAGGCGATGTGTTGATCGTCTCTGTTACAAAATTGCCGGACGGCTGCGTCGAAATCCAGCCTGATGCGGCTGGTCGTCTCGTGCTTGCCTACGGCGAGGCCACCGGCCATGCGCATGCAATCCAGGTGCGTGAGATGGGGCCACAAGCGGCGGACGAAATAACCGAAGCGCTGATCGCGCGCTGCCGGCTGTACCGATCTCCTGCCGGCGACCGCTATCTGGTCGTCGATGCACCGGTGCAGTTGCTCCATGAAGAGCACACGCAACAAGACATCGGCATCGGCATCTATGAGATTCCGGCTCAGATGGAATATGACGCATCGACAATACGCCGCGTGGCTGACTGAACCCATGATGAGGGGCGCCTGATGAAATACCTTGACAAGCTCACGCCTGAGCAGGAAGCACGGATGCAGTCCTGGGCTGACGAATGGATTGCTACCGGGTTGCGTACTGGGTCAGCCGATCGATCGACATTTGAACGTGCCGCCAAGAAGTGCTACGAGTATGCCGATATCAAGTGGCCGCGCAATGTTATTTGGGTAAGCTCGCCCATTGTGATGGCAATAGCTGCACCAGTTGCTGCTTTGTTGATTCAAGTCATGCGTAAGCACGACGCGGTGCGCGACGCGGTGGGCGACGCGGTGCACGACGCGGTGCGCGACGCGGTGGGCGACGCGGTGCACGACGCGGTGCGCGGCGCGGTGCACGACGCGGTGAGCGGCGCGGTGCACGACGCGGTGGGCGGCGCGGTGCACGACGCGGTGGGCGTCGCGGTGCACGACGCGGTGGGCGTCGCGGTGGACGACGCGGTGGGCGGCGCGGTGGACGGCGCGGTGCACGACGCGGTGCGCGTCGCGGTGGGCGGCGCGGTGCACGACGCGGTGGGCGGCGCGGTGCGCGACGCGGTGCGCGTCGCGGTGGGCGGCGCGGTGCGCGACGCGGTGGGCGTCGCGGTGGACGGCGCGGTGCGCGACGCGGTGGGCGTCGCGGTGCGCGACGCGGTGCGCGTCGCGGTGGGCGGCGCGGTGAGCGGCGCGGTGCGCGACGCGGTGGGCGTCGCGGTGGGCGGCGCGGTGCACGACGCGGTGGGCGTCGCGGTGGGCGGTGAAAAACAGATACATCATGCAGTCAAGGATGTTATCTGTCGCAGCTGGGCCAACTACATCGGCGGTCAATTCTGGCCAAGCGGCTGGTACTGTGGTGGCGCGTTCATGTCATTTTTCCGCGAAATCTGCTCGCTGGAACTCGCAGGCGACCTGTGGGAGCGTGGTCTCGCCTATGAAGATACGATCAAGTCAGCGTGTTGGTGGTACCCGCACCGCGACTTCGTCATAGTTTGCGAGCGGCCGGTATTTATCAAACTTGAACTGGCCAATCCAGCCCGCCCGCACGGAATAGGTTCACATCGCTTGCACGGTGACGGTGGCCCGGCAATAGTTTGGCCGGATGGATGGGGCGTGTACGCAACGCACGGTGTGCGTGTTCCGCCTTGGATCATCGAACAACCTGACGCAATAACAGTTCAGTTGATCAACAAGGAAACTAACACCGAAATACGCCGGATCATGATCAAGTTGTACGGATATGCTAAATATCTGTCCGACGGTAATTTTGATCTGATCGAAGCGCGCGAGACAAATGATGCATTAGTCGGTCTGCGTGATTGCAAACTATGGAAGAGTAGCGACACAGTGCTGCTGGACATGCTCAACAGTACGCCTGAGCCTGATGGCTCGACAAAACGCTATGTGCTACCGGTTGATCCGCAAGCCTACAACGGCCGTGCATCGCGTGAATGTCTAGCGGCTATGGCTAGTACGTGGCGAAAACCATCGGACCCGACACAACTTTATTTTGCGTCGCCGGAGCACTATCGGCCGATGGTGGAATCGTAATGCTAAGGCAAAGCCGATGAGACTTCCAGAACTTCCAGAACTTCCAGAACCTTCCAGTGCCGTATTCTCGTCAGTTGAAGGTGAACAGCAGCGCACGCCGTATGGCGGGTACAGCACGGATCAGATGATCGCCTATGGCCACGCCTGCACAGAGGCAATGCATGCCTACGTCACAGACCAAGACAAAGCGCTTGAGTTTGCACTCAAACTGCAACCTGATCCGGATGGGGCATTACTTGACCGTGCACGCATCGCCGAAGCACGCGTCGCCGAGCTTGAACAATTACTGGCCGATCAACATAACAGACTTTTGGAGGACTACCGATGTCTGACCGATATGATGGGACCATAACCAATGCCCGCGCGATGCGGCGTGTAATGAAAGCGCTTGGAATTTATGCACCAGATGTAAAACACGATTGACCGGCCAGGCTGTAGCGGACGCGCCATCAACAGGATGAGCAAACAGTAGAGAGACGATGAGAGACATTGGAACTATCTTACGTCGCGTAATGGTTGATCTCTCGATCACGGAGGATGAGGCTAAGGTTGCGCACATTTATCTCGACTGTTGCTTGAAACGACAGAAACGATTCATAACATGGCTCGGCGTATTGTGCGCAATGCTGCTGGCGCTTGTTGCTACAATGTGGGGAGGACGAGCAATCGGTTGGCTATGACCCTAAGAGATATATGGCGCAAGCACGCCATCAACAGGTTGAGCAAGCAGTAACCGAAGGGGCTACTAATGAGCAATGACGTGACTCTCCTCCCAGATGGTAGTGCATTCATAATTGGACCATTCCCGCTGCCGAAAGACCATTGGCTGTACGCGCGAGAGCCGAATGGGATAATGAACGCGACTGCATGGCGGATACGCCGCATCCGATATTGACAAACGCGCAGCGAGAGGCAGTAGCTACGGCAGCACGGTATGCGATTCGCGGAGCGACAATGTGCGGAAAGGAAAACGACTTCGATCCCGACGCGCTAGTACTAAACTTAGTATACGCCATCTGTGGTCCGGCCGGGGTTTTTTCGGAATCATGCACATGCCGATAGCCTTCGACCTTGTGGCGCACCTTCGGCGACAAGCCGAGTTCAGCGCACGCACGTTCGGGCCTGGCGCTCGCGTGGAGGGCGTGACCGACCACATCAGCAAGGAGCTGAAGGAAGTGCGCGACAGTGGCGGTGCACTGAGCGAGTGGGTGGACGTGATCATCCTCGGCCTCGACGGTGCATGGCGCAGCGGCGCTACGGCCGAGCAGATCGTTGCAGCAATCGCCGCGAAACAGGCCAAGAACGAGGGTCGCAGGTGGCCTGACTGGCGTACCGCCGAGCTGGGCAAGGCCATCGAGCACGACCGCACCACGGACGTTGCATGAGGCTGATGCCTAAATGAGGCCAGGGCGCTTGGCAAAATATTCATTGAGACGGCACGATCGCGAGAAACGGCACCTCAAAGTGCACCCGTACGTAATGCCAGCGACCGTCGATCGTGATCTTGCGGTACAAATGGATTGTGCGCGGAGCATCAGGTCTGTAGGTTTTCACCAGCTCAGGGCCGAGGCGTTGGCACAGCTCACCGAAAGTCAGACCGTCTAATTCGCTGCCTGGTTCGATCACGAATGCGTGCAAGGACTTCGGCGGTTTGATCACTTGTCCGCCCCCGCGGGAACGTACTCGTAGGTGATCCTGACTCTGATCCTGCCGTGAACCGCGCGCAAGTGATAGGGATCGAAGATCGTGTGCACGATGTATCGGTCCCAGCGTCGTTTGTAGATCGCCCGCCCTTTGGAGTCGTGTACGATCCCGCCGCCGGCCCTCACGATCGCATGAGCAACGGCCTTTGCAACAGCTCCGAACGGGAGATCATCGACTGCCGCCATTCGGCCACGCGGCGATCATTTTGGCAAGGTCGGCTGCATGGAGTTCAGCCGCGTCAGCCATTCTTCCCGCTTCGCCGTCAGCCTCTGCAAATAATTCCCCGAGGCGGGCGGCACGGTTACGACAGGCATCGAGGGAGTCTGTGGCGGGGCCACGGGCGCCGATGGCAGCAAGGGCGTCGCGCAGCCCACGAGACTCAGTGTCAGAGCGCTTGCGAGCATTCTGTACGGTTTGCAGGTCTTTTGCATGGCTTGCCTCGGCGGCGTGAAGTTTGGTTGACCAGTCTTGCTCGATCTGCCGGTTCTCGGCTTGCTGCGCGGCGATCGCCGTTTGATTCTCAGCCGCCGCCTTGTTCCACTTTGCCGCCCAGATATTATCAGCGAGCTTGTAGCCTCCCCACCCCGCCGATGCGGCAATGGCGGCGGCGATGACGGCATAGGCGATCAGGCGGTACGGGATCATCGGGACAACGCTCCGGCAAGCACGGCGATCAGTACCACGAATAAAAGCCATACCGCGATCGTCTTGAGTTCACGCGTGTAGGCGTCTTCACCGGGCGTCAAACCTTTTTCCTCAAATCTCGGAAGTCTCATCGGCGTTCTCGATCGTGATCCAGACCTGCTCGCCAGTTTGCCGCGCCTTCAGCAAGGCATCAAAGAGCCGATTGTAGGCGACCTTCGAGTCGCGCAACGACTCCGCATGCCATGCCACACCGACCAAGATGCAGCCGAGTGTGTCGGCATCAGTGTTTCCCGAATGAATCCTAATGCCATGGAAGCCTGGCACGTTAAGCAGCAGCGGCATGTCCGCGCCGAAGCGGTTCGAGTACGTGATGATGATCTCGTATCGTCCTGCCGGGATAGCAGTCTGCCCGTACACCTTTTTGCCTTCATCGGCAGACGTGGCAGGATCGTCCACCCTGACCATGTCTTCGAGACTGAAACACTCCAACTTGTCGCCGATGTAAAGCTCGCCGAGCGTGCTGTGGGCGCCGGATTCATCACGTTTGAGAGTGAGTTCCATCAGATGTGATCCGCATCAAAGGGATTAAGGAGTTTCTGAAACCAGCGCGCGATCGACCCCTGCCAGTCGTCGTCGTTAACATGCCGGCGGCATCTGCGGGTGTACGTCCATGACCAGAATGCCCACCGCTTCCAGCCTTTCTCTTTCTCGCCCGGAACGCCCCAAGGCCATTCCAAAAACAGCAGTGAGCCGGCCGTCGCGTTGAAGACCAGATCGAGGATGTAGCCGATCGCGATCGGAGGCCCGATCAATGCGTAGGTTGTCCAAAGGAACTTCTGCCCGGCCAAGTGCGCCGTATGCCAAGCGCCGAAGATGATAAAGCAGAGATAGAACACCCAGATCAGACCGCCGGTCCAGAGCACGAGATCAATCATCTTTGCTCTCCAACGATGGTAGGCGGTTTGCGGCAGTGTTTTCGTACCTTAAGCAGGATGCCAAGGCCAAAGATCAATATGCCGGCGTACAGCAATACGGATTGCGGCTTCGCGACCTCATCCTGAACAACATGGCCGATCCGCACAACGCAGGCCAGGCCGACGACACTCATCCCGAGGCGTTGCACCCAATTGTCGCGGTACTTTTCGCTCACGCTGCCCCAAAAACACAAGGCAAGGATGCCAAGCATAAGTGCGATGGCAATGAATTCCATGAACCCGAGATCGCCCATATTAGCCTCCGATCCGTTTTTTGACTGCCTCCAATATCACGGTCCACGCCTCCGAGACGTTCGCGGCCTTGATCATCTCGTAGACTTTGCCGGCGCAAATCATGCCGAATAAGCCTACGGCTAACCCGATGAACGAGATAGCACCCGCATGCGTGATGTCCATCATCCACGCAATCCACGGACCGACGTAATAGGAGATCGCGCTACCGCCGACCCAGGTGCTCAGCTTCAGGCCCCACGTGCCTTCGAGCCAACGCAAGGCAATCCCGCTGCCGATGGCACCGGGCGCGGCCTGTACGACTTCCGGAGGGATTTCCATCATTGTCCTTTACGAACGATCAACTTGAGCACGTCGGTGTACTTGCCGTCACCCTTCAGGCGCCAGGCGGCGTAGGCAAGGCCGGCAATGAATGCGATTGCTCCAACGGTTGCGGTAAACATGATTGCTCCTTGTCCTTCGGTTGCTCAATTCGGATCGTATTCCGCGGCCAAAGCGGCTGCCACATCCTTCTTGAAACGTCCTGAAATTTCCAGATTGATTTCATAACTCCTCCTTAGAACGCTGCCATGTAGGTCACAGATACATAGGTGTTTGCCACTGCTGCCCATGTTGGACACATGAGATTTCCATTAGGAAGCATCATCGCCGACGAATGACTTACACCGCTCGTGTCACTGAATGCACCACCACCACCTGCTTCTGCTGGCGCGATCGCCGCTGGGAACGCATTGAAAAACGACGTTCCGGAAGTCGAGGCAATCGTGGTCGTGCTCGTTGCTTTAATAATGACGAACACCATCTTGCCACGCTTGACATATCTACCTGTATATGTTGGCGTGCCTACTACGGTGAATCCATTGGCTGTAGGAGTAAACGTTCCCTCCATCGGTTCCGTGTACACCGTGTTGCGCGCCCCACTGTTCACGACTTTGGTTGTCGCAACAATTTGCGGGCAGATCACGATGTTATCGACTGCCTCAGAACCGGCGAAATTAATTCCATTCGTCAATGCGCCGGCATTTACGTCGATCGATGTAATTAGAAATGTGTCGAGTTTGCCAAACGTTCTAATGCCGTTATCTGCGGTGGCATCGATTGATTCAATTGACCCTTCCCATTTATTCGCAGCTAGCGGCAACGTCACCCCTGATGCACCTATTACCAGTGCATCGTCTTTCCAATTGGCAAGTAAGTGCCACGAAATATGATTGTCATTGAATGCGGAAAGGCCGGCCCCTCCAGTTACCGGGTTATCAACTTGAATGCAGTTGTTCACAAAACCACCGCCATCTATTCCGCCAAATTCAAATCGACTATTGATGATGGCGCGATCCTGAGCCGGGGCAAACGTCACCATACTGCGAGGAGAACCGCTGGTGAACTGCAACATATGACGGATAAATACCTTGCTTTGCTGAAAGTGATTGCCACCGAATTGAGGTTCGTCAACTGTCGGGTTGAATAGAACCATTGTTTGTCCTGCGCTACCGCCAGATCGTTGCAGCACGCAGTCCATGTCCACAGTGCAATTATCGAGCGTGTTGAACGTCAAGACATTGCCGCTGATGTTGTCCCACCGGATAATGCAGCCCTTGAAGATGTAGTTCATATAGGCGGCAGGGCCGATACTCACGGCCGTTGTGCAGTTAATCCTGTTGACATGCGCTCCGGCTGCCGTGACCCCAGGACCAATAACTTCCAGCGAATAGCCGTTGGTCTGCGCGTAGTTGATGGCTTCTTGCAGGCCTGACGTGGTGGTTCCTGCGGTGCTGATTAATGTCGAATCCGGCGCCACGACGACCCACAAACCGCCGGAACGAGTCATCAACACGGTCGCAGGCTTTGGTAGCGTGGCTTGAAACGTAAGCGTCTCTGGTCCTGCTGCCTCGACCAACGCGATTCCTGCTCCTGCGGTTGCGGTTCTAATTGCCATTATGCGTATTCCCAAACAAGCACGATGCCGTCGGCACCAGAACTGGAAGGGCCACCCCCGGCACCGCTATTCGCTTCCCCTGTTGTCGCAGTTCCACCACCTAGACAAGCCGATGATCCGCCGGAGGCAACAGTACCGACATTGCCGCGGAGATTTATATCGCCGCTGGAACCTACACCAGCACTACCGGATGTATTGCCACCGGTCGCTGTTGCGTGTGCTCCAAAGCTTGAACTATTTCCATTAGCGCTAGTCGCGCCACCAATGCCAACAGTAACGGTTTCTGTAGCCCCCAACGAAGCAAGCAGAACGTGCTTTTTTGAATAGCCTCCTGCACCACCGCCATTAGAGGCACCATTGCCGCCGGCGCCGCTTGCCTGTACTTCAACCAACACAGAGCCGACCTCCGTAGGACGTGTCCACGTGCCTGATGCCGTGAATTTCGTTAGCCGCAACAAACTTCCGGTAGGCACCGCAACCATAAGTATGCCATCGACAAAAATCGTTCCTGCACTTGTGCCAACTCCAGGCACACCGCCGGTGAACTTGACTTTCGCAAATCTCGAAGTGCTCGGCGCCGTAACCCGTCCGCGTTTTGCCGTATATACGGTTTCTGTATTTGCCAATGAGTAAACCGTAGAGACTGAAATTTGCGCTTGCGCAGAGTCGTACCAAACAATCTCCAACTTGCTTGATACGTTTGCGATACTTCCTTTCACATAACAGGAAGCACTAAAAATTCGACCATCGGCGACAGGAATAAAGGCGCTTGTTAAAATATCGCCACCACCGTTTGCCGTACTGCTGCTTGTAATCGAAGTCGCGTAAGACCCATCGATAACGTTCGAGGCGGTACTCGTAATAACGATCGACCCGCCGGTGTATTGGGTGACGGTCCACGATGTCAATGCACCAACTTCAAATGATCCGTTACGAACGTAGTTCGAGCCGATTTCGATGAGTACCGAATCGACTCCATCGTGACTGTGATTCTGCACGGCACCAGTAGTGAAGCTCGCGCCAAGCCACTCGCGTAAGTGGATCAGGTCATCACGAATGCCTGTCATCAGCGCCTGATCGGCAGGCGACTCTGCGTCTACCGCGCCATCGGCAATCGTGACCCACGCTTTAGAGATTGCAGTCATGTCAGATTATCAAATAACCTGCGGTGCCGCCGCTCATCAAACCGGAGGCATTACAAATGTAAGCGTACCGTTTTTCATTCGCCGTTGCTGAACCAAAATTCGCCTGTCCGTTAGGAGCGATAAATGCATATCGCCGGCCGGCAAACGTTGTCGTCTGTGCCACGACCTCGCGCTTATCCGACTCCTCGGACACACTCAAGATTCGACAACGTGACACTTTGGCATTGCCTTCAGTGTCGGTCAACAAGTCGGTCGTGACGTCTGCCAGTTCACCAAGCTCGACCGGAGTCATGCGATCAATGTCGAATGCAATTTCGTATGGCGCATCCCTGACGTAAGACAATCTTCGCGCGACTAGCGCTGAAACATGAATCTCATTCGCGGCGGACAACCACGAGCTTTGCTGAACGTCCGTCCGAGTATCGGCATATTCGAGATCACTTTGAGCTTCGGTGTCAATCCTGACTTCCGCGCGGAGATAGTTTTTGTTTTCTCTTTCATTGTCCGTTGCCGATCGAATGTCATAGTATTGCGCCGTTTGAGTGAGTCGTGATCCATCCATACGTGAGATATCGACGGACTTCAGTATCATCGTATCGTTTGTGTATGCTTCGCCTGATGCGCTGATGTTCGGAACGTTTACCTTGAACTGGACAAGTTGTGCAACCGGGTTCCACCACACCATCAGGTTCAGGTCTTCGCAGAGGTTAGACAATTCATTGATGATGGTTTCCGGCTTGCTTCGACAAGTTGTAATATAGGCAACCTCACGAAGCCAAGTCTCATCCTCGAATGCGAGCATCGTTGTATCGATGTATTGTGTTGCAATCCCGCCGGCCTCAAGCAATTCCTGTACAACATCACGAACACGTGCCGATGACCAGACCTTGCAAAGCTGTACCTGCTTATCGAAATTGTGTGACTCTCGCGTCGTGCCGAACTGCGCTCGATACGTTCCGTCGGTGAGGATCAACACATCGTTAGAACGTGACGAAAACCTGATGATCTCATCGGAGATTCGAAAGTATCCGGAGTCACCGTACTGTGCGCCATTTCCTGAACCGACATCGATCCGCAAACGGACGATCTCGAACTGAGACGTTGTGTCAGGCAACACATTCCACGCTGCGACAGTCGCCGTTAGAGTGGTCCCAACATATCCACTCAACACACGACGCTGGCCTGACCCGGCTCCACCGGTGATGAAGATTTCCATACCATCATATTCAGCATTGATAGCCGAGGCGCCATTAGGCAAGACAACGGTTGTCAGCGTGGACGATTGAATGAATCCGGTGAAGTATGTATCCGGAAACTCAACTACCAACTTGCCGTCGGTCGCCGCAGGAATGACAGCCTTCTCCAGCAGTTTGATCGGGTCGGCAAGTGTGATCTTGATCGCACCGGACGAATCAGGCCCGGCGATTGAATCGATGATGAATCGCTGCTCCTCGAAATAGACCTCGCTGTATGGCTCGGCCAGGAAGCCGCGGCGGATTCTCGCCGGTCGGCCGAACGTGTACAGGTGTCGCGCCTGGAACCTGCGCCAGAACGTGCCGCCCGCAACGGCCGCACGCGTGTCAACGTATGGGTCTAGCTCGGTGTCGTTGTCTGTCTCATCAACCAGTGTGCAGGTCGCCCTTGATCGGATCGCAAGACCTTTGCCGGGCTGAATCTCGGTCGGAGCGATATCGATGTTCGTCAGGTATGGCCGAGCAGTCTGTCCAGGTTGCGCCGGCATGCCGCGAAGACAGAACTTGAGCGTTTGCACGGTCTGGATAAAGTTCGGTTTATCCTTGCACGTGCTGAAAGTGTTGTAGCACTTGGTTCCTGTGGCAGTGCATGGCGTAATGCCGAATGTGTTGGCGCATACACTCACATCCAATTCAAGATACGCCGCGGTGAACCGATCATGAGCCTGTGCCGGATCAGTCCCAAGCACAAGCTGCGCACCGGAAGCCGTGAAGACGGGGATGCCCGTAGGGCTGACGACAAAGGCGCGTGGGGCGATGGGCTTGGTCATTCAACCACCGCAGTCAGGTCGAAACTCACATCAGCTTGCGCGGCCTGGTAGTGCGGCAAACGAAGATCATCGCCGGCCGTCACCAAATATGGTTCCGCGTCAACGCCGGCATTCCACTGCCAGCCGAACGGAGTCGCTCGCAGATGAGCACGCCACGCCGGCAGGAACGTTGCCCGAATCCAAGTCCAGGATGTGCGCCGGAATGTCACCGCTTGCGACCATTCGACGAACTGCGTCACCTTGCCGAGCGGCTGACCGTTCTCGTTCCGGTTCGTCCGCGTCACGCTTGATCTGGATAGCGGGTCAAAATCTACGCTGAGGAATCCGTCCGGCTCAAGCTTCACTCCGGCAGCAACAATCGCCAAGCTCGGCATTGTCGTCCCGGTTATCCTGATCCGCCAGTACCGAAACGACGTTGATGTAAACGTTCGGGCGAATGCAGCGTTGCTTATTGGCGTCAATGTGTCAACAAGAACGTTCGATGCAGCAAAATTATCCGTCGATCCGCGAAGCTCAATCGTCGCCGCCTGCGTGAACAGGTCGTGGCCGTAGACGAACCAGTAGTCGGCAGCCTGCGCAGTCAGGCAATCCACCGTTACCGTAGCCGGCAAAGCAGTTGGCTTCCACCATGTGTACGGCCGCCAGTCCCATAGGTTATCCGCGTGAAACGGCAACGCCGCAGTCGTGCTCGCCGTCACGATGCCGTCGGTGAAATTGTTATCGTATAAGATGCGTGGCTTCATGATTGCGTCACCAGCAAATCTGCGCCATCACTAATAGCTTCGTTCAATAACGGCAGAAGTTCATCCCGAATCTGGCGCGCAGAGAATGCGCTGCCGACCAGCGTCACGTTGATTGTCTGCCGTTGTCTTGCCGTTACGCTGGCATTGGCAGTCGGACTCGGTACGTCGAATCTTCCTTGCCCAGGTATTACAGGCACAGCACCGCCGGCCGCAGCACCGCCGCCAAACGACGTGGACCTGATTCTTTGCACGTTCGCAAGTCCGGCCGCGATCGCAGCAGCAGCAGCGATGGCACCAAGTATGGGACCAACATAAGGAATGCCGGCCATCGCCGAGAACGCGGCCGTAGCCGACTTGTATGTGTTGATGACCGTCTCACCGATCGCCGCGGCCTTGCCGACTTCGAACATGCTGCGAGACTTGGAATTCATTAGTGCAGATAATTGATTCAGGAAAAATCCAGCCGAGTCAAAATCGAGTTTTCGATACAGGCGGTTTATCCCGAACCTGCGGCGGGCCTCTTCTTCTTCGATATCGAAGAGTCTTTGCTGATGATCCTGTTCGGCCTTTTCGCGCAAATCTTGAAACTCGCGCTCAGTGATTAGCTCATCCTCGCGGAACGCGATCAACGCAAACGATCGTTCTAGATAGGTGCGATTTTCAGTTTCAAGTTGCGTTTCGAGCGAGAACCGCAACGACTCAAGCCGAGCATCCTGTGAATCCTGGAATGCCTTCGACTCTCGCGCGATCCGCTCAAGTGTTTTCTGGGCTTCTTCTTCTGATCTTTTGAAGGCTTCTGTTGCTTTTTCTTCGGCATCATCAACCAGCTTAAGCCGGAATAACTCGCGCTTCAGTTCATCATCTCTTAGCTTGGCAAGCGCTTCTTGAGCTTTCTTCGCTTTTTCTGCGGCCTTCTCATCGATGATCGGGGCATCTACTCGGCCTTGATCGCCCCTATCCCGTCGAAGGAATGCTCTCGCCTGATCCTGAATCCGCGTGATAAGTGCCTCAGTTTCGCGAAGCTCTATATTCGCAGCCTGAATCATCTCCGGGTTGCGCTGGGTTTCGAGTTCCTTACGGAGGGAAGCGACACGCATTTGCAAACGCGCGAGAACTTTGTCGCTTGAATTCTCGGACTCACTGCCGCTGATAGCGATGAATGAATTTACAATCGCAGCAGTCGCACCGCCTACGCTTAGCTTCAATTTCTCCCAGCTTGTTGAGAGTTTGTCTATTTCAGATTGGAGCTTGACCGCACTCTGAATTGCTTCTTCTGATACTCCGCCGAACTTAGTCAAACCTTCGCGGCCCTGATTTAGGAACGCCGTCATTCGCGCGCCGGCACGGCCGAACAGGTCTACAGCTAATGCATTCTTTGCGAGACCATCATTGAACGTGGAGAACCTATCAGCAACATCACCCAGAATCTGCTCCGTGTTACGCAGGTTGCCGCTTGAGTCCTTGAGCGATATTCCGAGCGCCTTGAACAAGGCGACCGCTTTCTCGTTACCTCCCGCCGCCTCGGCGATCTTGACGTTCAGCTTTGAGATACTCGTGGTGAACTGATTAGAATCTACGCCGGCAGCTCTAGCCGACAATTGAAACGCAGAAAGCGATGATGCCGCAACACCAATGCCTTGCGCAGCCTCATCGAGATCATCAAGGGCATTGACGATATTAGTCAGACCGGAGATTATGGCGGCGCCGCCGATGACGGCACCGAACGCAGCACTCGCAGCGCCAAGCCCGCCGAACGAGCCAGCTAGACCAGCAAGGGATTTGTCGATCTGGCGAAAGACGCTTGAGGCGTTGTCTTCCGCGGTGATCTTGATCTTGGATTCAGCCATCTTTCAGCACATCCCGCAGCGCGTACAGCCTCTCCAACATCAAGACTTCATCATCTACACCTTCGACCGCCATCAGATACAACACGTCAGGGAATCGAACCTCACTCCCGAGCTTGTTCCAGATGTGGATCGCGGCTTCGTTTCCTCCGGTCAATGGTGGAAGGTGTTTTGTGTTGTCTCCGGGTTGGCAGAATCCCATCTTGACCATGTTCGCCTCCTGCCGATCGGAGCGAACATGGTCCGTCAGTTTTTTATCTCGGCTTCCTTCTTCGACTTTCGTTCGTCGTACCGTCTCACCAACTCGCGAAACCCGTCGTCATAAAGCTCCGGCCATTTGTCGAACACGTACTCCACAAGCTCTGGCGCGAATGCCATCGGATCGGTCGGGAGATCATCTGCTAGATGGCACATACGCACACCAGTCCATCCGACGATGGCTTGGTTCATTACCACCGGTTGAAGCCTGCCCATATCTAATGGCTCGCCCTTCGAATGCACTTGTCTCATAGCCTGCCGCATTTGCATCTCTGTCGGGATGCGAAGCTTCAAACCGATCTCGTCTTTCTCAAATGTGAATTCACGGCTTGCCTCAATCCTGAGTTTCAGTTCTGCCGCATCCATAAATCCTTAATAGCGCGTCACGAGATTAGCGAGAGTAAATGTGAGGTTTGTAGTCAGCGGAGAATTCAATGCAATCGTCGGCGTGCGCTGGATCGCCCAGTACCCGGTTCCGTAGATAATCGATCCGCTCGGCAAGGTAAATCGAATTGCCATTAGGGCTTTGGCATCGGACGCAGTAGTGACCACGGCCACGTAGCCTTGCGTTGTGTCATCGAGCATTGTGAATGTGAACGTTGACGGACTCTCGACGGTCGGAATCTGCTTCTGGATCACGTCTTCCAGCGTCGTCACATCGGCGAACTGAGTCTCGCCACCGGCGAACGCAACCTCACGGATGCCATTCAGGCTTACCCACGTTGATATTTCTCTCACCGATCCAGTACCTTGGCCAGCCGGGAAAAACGTTGTCGAAGTCGTGTTGATGTCATCGAAGGTCACGTCATTGGTCGCGACCGCCGAAGCTCGAACAACTCGTTTGTCGAGACGCCCCCATCCGGATATGACTTCGAGAATGTCGTTGACAACAACGCCGTGCGAAGCTTCAAGCGTGGCGACCGCCTCGGTTGCATTCGAGATCGCCGTCATGCTCTTGACAGCGGCGTACACGGAAGCAACTGCAACTGATGTGCCGGTGGATAGCGTTACGGTTGCCATGTCTCATTCCTAAAGTAGTGTCCCCGGCGCATTCGCCGCCGTGTAAACCGATGTCTCGTACCTGAGCGCCATGCGTGCAATTGGTCTGTCCGCCTCGCCGGCGAATTCAGGCCTATCCGTCGCCGTCAGTCTCAGGTAAATTTGTTTGCCGCCTACAGTCAACACAACCCCCAATGCAACCTCGACCTCTTCCGCAATCTGATCCAGCAAATTCGAAGCATCGGCTATGCTTTTCGTGATCGGCTCAACCGCGATCTCTAGAATACGCAGCAATATAAGGGGCGAGTCCAAAGACTCTACTGTCACGGACTCGCTGCACGTCACCAGAAGTCCCGGTAGCTGATTCTCCTGAAACTGATACGGGTCTTCGGTGTAAACCCTTGCCCCCGTTGTAGCCAATCCTGTTACCGCAGTAACTACAGCGTCGCGCACCAGTTTGCGGGCGTGTGCCATCTACTGGCGCTCCAATAACAGCACCGTTATCCCCGTTCCGTCCGGTTCGATCCCAACTACTTTGTAGGA